TTAAAACTCGCTTAATAGGAGAACTATATGTTTTACGCAAACATGGCTATCGATTCAATTCAAGACGCCAAAATCAACTTCCTCAAACAAACAGTCAAGGAAGATTCCCTTCGAAAACCCCTAGTTGATTTTGTAGAAGCACAACGTGTTTTTACAAAGCAAGTCGCCAAGACTTCTAACGATGTAATGAACATTGCTTCAGAAACAGTTGCAAATACAATTAGTGGTATAGCAAATAAAAAAGGAGAATAAGATGACTTTAGTAAGAGACGTTTTTGGGCGTGATCTATTCAAAGACTTTGATAAACTATATGTTGGCTTTGACGATCAGTTTAATAAGATGGCAAAAATTCATGATGATCTAACAAAGAGCATTCCAAACTATCCGCCTTATAATATTAAAAAAACAGGTGACACCACTTATGTTATTGAAATTGCGGTAGCAGGATTTGCTAAACAAGATATTGAAATTGAACTTGATAATGGTAAAATGATTATTAAGGGCAACGTACACAATACAGAAGCAGAAGAAACATTCTTATTCAAAGGTATTGCTAACAGAGCATTTACCCGTACATTTGCACTTGAAGATCAAATTGAAGTTAAAGATGCTGAAATGTTTAACGGTATGCTTAAAGTGTGGTTGGAAAGAATTATTCCAGAACACAAGAAGCCAAAAAAGATTGAAGTTAAAGATGCAGAAGTAAGCACAAAGCCTGCAAAGAAATCTAAACCTCAATTTCTTACAGAAGATCCAATTGATGGAAGGGATCTTTAAATGAATGACCATTTAAAAGCATTTGGAGGAGTCCATGTTCCTTCAATAAAAGACTTTTGGAAATGGGTTGAAAAAGCATTCACTCCATCGTATCAAAAAGAAATTGATATGTATTTGAAAGATTCTGTAGATCATAAAGATTTGCAGCACAGAATGGATGTATTAATGCGTAGAGGTCTATTATGAAATTAATTAAAGCCTTTATAAAATTAGTTCATGAAGTAAGACACCGATTAGCCACACGTAGAAGTAAATATCCTAATACTGGCTCTTAAAAATACTGGGGATGAAAAATCCCCAGTTGTCCATTATACATATAAAGCATAGCATTTAATTACTAATTATAATATAATGTGACATAGCTTATAAATTTGCGGAGATAAAATGACAATTAAAATTTTAAAATTGAGAACGGGTGAAGAACTTGTTGCCGAAATCACAGTTAAAGGTGATTCATTTACTTTGGTTAAACCATTTATGTTACAGATGGCAAGAGATCCTAGAGGGCAAGGCGATCAAATGCAATTAGCATTATTCCCATATGCACCTTATACTAAAGATCATACTATTCATGTTGGAAAACATAATGTTATTTGGTTTGAGGAGTTGCCAGAATCAATGATTAAAGATTATAATACTGCATTGGTTAATCTTTCTGTTCGTGCAGTGCAACAAGAAGATGAGTCTATTACAGACGTGGTATTATAAACGCAGGGTTTATATTGAAATTAAGGAAACATAATTATGAGCGCTAAAAAAGTTACAAATTTTAAAAAACGGACTTGCCAAGGTGGTAAAGCTAAAACATCGTCAATGAATAAAACACAGAAGCGATCATATAAGGCGTATCGAGGACAGGGTAGATAAGGAAAAAAATGGCTACAAAAATTACAATTAAAGATAAATCAGTTAATACTACATACCAAAATGTAACAGGCATTACTGGCGGCGGTGGGACAGATGCAGTATTTGATGTTACTAAAACTGATGGTGCGTACACCGCAGTTCTAGATGCATTAGCAGCAAGCTCGGGTCGTGGATATGTTGCAGGTGATACAATTACAGTTGCAGGAACAGCATTGGGCGGAGCATCTCCTACAAATGATTTGATTCTAACTGTGGCAACAGTTGGCGCATTGGGTAAGATTGCTACATTCGGTTCTGTTGGAACTGGTCGTGCTGGCGATGGCGTTGTAGATGTTCTTGTTGATGTTACCGGAACTACTGGTGTAGACACATATGTGTTTGACGGTAAAGCTGCAGATTTTACATTAACAAAATCAGCAAGCAAAATTTCAGCAGTGAGCACATTGTCTCCTACTGTTAGTTTTGATTTAGCAGATCACGAGCGCGTTGTTTTTACAGATAAAGCAATTGCATTCGATGCTGCAGGTAAAGCAGGTGATGTATATGCTTTGTTGGCAGCCGGTCTAGGCGTTGCAGATGTTACTAAAACATATCAGGGCATTGGTATCAACCTTGCTGATGCAGGTTGGACAAACAAACAATTGGCTGAAGCATTGTTAGCTACAGATGTTTATAAAGCAGACGCAGGTGGCGTGAGCAATGAAACATTTATCAAGCATGTCTACAAAAACGTATTTGGCACAGATGCAACCTATGCACAAGTTACTAGTTATGTTGACTGGATGACTAACAGCAAATTGTCACAGGCAGATGTATTAGTCGCAGCTAGCGAATTATCAGCATTTGAAACAACTATTGGTCTTGTTGGTTTAGCTACTACCGGAATTGAATATACTCCGGTTGTATAAATAAATTATCGCGGATTAGTGAAATGGTATCACAAAGGACTCATAATCCTTAGTTCCTAGTTCGACTCTGGGGTCCGCAACCAAATATATGAGAATTATATCTATATTATTATTGGCATTGCTCTTAATGGGCAATGCCTTTTCCATGAAAGTAACGGCACATTCTTGGCTTGTTACTGATGGGAACGGAAAAATTATTGAAGGCCAGAGTATTGATGAATCTCGTTCAATTGCCAGTATCACAAAACTTATGACCGCAATGGTTATAATTGATGCCGGACAAGACCCAAAACAAATGTTGGGTAAATTTACAAGAGAACAACATATACAGTTAGCACTTGTAAAGTCAAATAATGAATCTGCTATTATATTATGCAACAATTACCCTGGTGGCAAATCTAGTTGTATACGAGATATGAATTTAAAAGCTATGGCAATTAATATGCCAAATACTAAATTTGTAGAAGCCTCTGGATTGAGTCCAATGAATATTAGTACAGCTAGAGATTTATTAGAATTGACTCTTGCTGCAAGATATTATCCTGAGATAGTTCAAGCAAGTAAAACTCCTCAAGTAAAAATTCAGATTAAAAAGAAATGGATATTCTTCAATAATACTAACCCCATTATTGGAAAGAGGCACGATTTTATTGTAAGTAAAACTGGAACAACAAATGCTGCCGGTGGGTGTATCGTTATGATGGTTGATACCGATATCGGCAGACGAATCGTTGTTGTTCTTGGGAGTAAGAACGGAAAGACTAGAATTCCCGAAGCAGAATTTATCGCACTTCGGGAATACTAATTAGAGAACAATCGGTAACCAGAGCCATATTCCTTGACTCATTAATAACGCAGATAATGCGCCAACAGCAATACTTGCCAAATACAATGCAGGTGCAACAGCTAAGATACTAGCTGATAGTAAAACAATAGAAATCTGGAACCCTGAGCCAGCAAATGTCATCCAGGGCCCTGATTTACGTACTTGATCGCGCTCTGCTTCTAATGCTCGGGCTTTAGCAAATAACTCTTTCTTACCCTCACCTGTTGCAGGCTCGCTCTCGTATCTATTAATTTTTGCAGTTAACTTATCTGCTTTATCAAATTGCTTTCTTTCAACTGCATCGTCTCTTGCCATTTCAGCAAGTGTCTGCTTAATAGACTTAGCTTGATAGAAAGCCCAGGTATCGTTTGCTTTAATAGTATTGTTCAATACTTTAGAACTATTGCCTGAAGCAATATAAGTATTAATAGCTAAAAGCGCAGCAAGTACAGTAATTAACCAGCCCGCTTTGTCTTTGATCTGAGCTTCACGTTCACTACGTGATAAAGGTTTCTTTTCTTCTGCCATTTATTCTTCTCCTAATTTTCCTAATTTAGCGATATAGTTATCCATCATATGATCGTATGCACCAAGGAATTTCTGACCCTTTGTATAAGCTTTTGCTCTACTACGAACCATGTCTTTTATTTGTTGCCACGGTGTTAGGTTTCTAAATGCCCCGTAGTAATTTAAATACATATGAGTTCCGTGATGAGCAAACCCCATTAACAGAAAAGGAACCTTGGTAACATCGTCACAGTTATTTTGTACTCTATAGTGTTTAACTGTTAGGCTGTTAACGTATTCTTTATTACCCACTCTAGGTGAGCCAAATGTTACTAATGCTATAACTTTTGACTGCATTCTACCCGAAGCAATTGTTGCCATTGCAGCACCAAGACTATGCCCTGTTACATAAAGGCTATCGATATTCGCAACAGCTTTTTCTATTGCAGGCCATAGCTTGTTGATTTCACCTTTAAAGCCCACGTGGATCTTACCTCCAATGGCTTCAATATTCTTACCAGCTTTTAAATCAGCTAATATGTCTGACGGTTCAGTAACTTCCGTACCTCTAAAACTTAATACATGACCCCCATCATTATTTTTAAGAAGATATGCTTGTGCATTATCAATATCAAAAAATTCAACAATGGTATGTCCGATGGCTTTAAACTTAGTCTTGGCTGTTTTTGGGTCTTCGTAGGTAATTGCAGCTATGTTAGCAAATACTAATAATTGTGTTTTTTCCATGATTATTCCTATGTTTAATTTTAATATTTATCAAGGTAAAAATTTACCTATCAAGCCATTAACTATTTTATCTGATAAGTCATCCGGTAAGAACTTTAGAAACCCTAAAAAGTATAATGCCACACATCCATAGATAAATATCTTTAAACACATATCAAAAGTTTTTTGGTATTCGTTCATCTTCCGCACCTATTACCTGTTTGACAAAATTGCATTAGTTCATATCCACCAATAAACAATATGAACAGGACAAAGGAACAAGCACCTATAATCATTGCCCATTCATTCAACTCTGCTTCTTTTTCTTTTCGCTTGCGCTCTTGAGCATTAAAAAGTCTTATTTCTTGTGCGTCGTCTGCATCCATTTCTGCTTGCTTAGCTTTAGCTTTATTCCACACGTCAATCTTACCAGCGGCCATGAAGAGCATCTTGAGTTCTTCCTCGAAAGCACGTGCTTGTTCTAATGCCATTTCAATTTGAAGGGCGGTTCCCATGTTGGATTTGCCACCTGTTTTCTTGGCCTCCATTAGAGCTTTAGTAGCAGTGCTTTTAGCGTCAAACATCTTGCCAATCATGGGAGCAAGAGACCCCAAATCGTTAGCAACTGCGCTGGCCTTTTTAACCATGCTTATTGCAGATTGTATGCCTGCAAGGGCTGTCATCGGATCTATCATTTTTGTTTACCTTTTTTTTCTTCTTTTCTCCACTCTAAACAAATCACTTTTCTATTATAGACATCTCCGACCCATGTCCATCTTACACATTCAGGTCTTTGAATGTACATATACATAGCAAGGGCAGTAGCAAACATTATTTATTTGCCAATGGGTTATCGATAGCTTTTTGAATTTTGCTATCCACTTCTTTCTTTAATCCTTCAACTTCTTTAGATATTTCTCTGCGGGCATCTGCCATTTCTTTACGAATGGCATTTACTTCGCCTCGAGCTTTATCCAAATCTTCACGTACATCTTTGCGAGCCTGGCGCATTTCTTGCTCCGTCTCTCTTTGTGCTTGTTTAACACTACGCTCTACCTGTTCTGTAACTGATTCATTACGACGAATATCATTCTTTAAGTCAGTCTTAATATCGCGAGTGTAGTCGGATGTTTTGGAACTGTTTTCTTCAATAACTGCTAATCGTTTATCAAATCCCGACAAGTCTGGCGCTTCGTATGATGCAATCTTTTTCTTCATACCTACGTAATCTTTATATACTTCAAACGTACCATACAACCCACCGAGAACAGATGACACAATAGTAGCAGCGACCATTAGTTTTGCCGGTGTAAATTCGTATCCGCCAATACTAATAACAGTATCTTTACTTGCATATTTCTTCACTGCTGCTTCTGCTTCGTCAATCTTAGCGTTGACGTTTTTTATTTCTTCCGACATTTTATTTCCTTTTTTATTTTTATGAAATTATAAAACATAACACTATGATTATCCCTGAAACTATTATGGATGCACACACTAAATTATAAATGCGTTCTCCCATTTTATTCTCCTAATTTATATTGTCGATTAACCATTTCTTGATGGAGTCTATCGCTACCCAAGCCTCTTAGTAATCTAACATTATCTGTAACTGTTTGATTTCTGTAAATTTCCTTTGGTGCATAAAATGCAACATCTGGCATCATAAAGAAATACTGCGAATAATTTGCGGGTTGTTTTGCAATTGATTCTATTGTTATATTCCCTGCCAACTCATTGTTATCTACATTTTTTACAACAGCACTATTTTGCTGAGAGTTATCATTTGTTTGCATTATAAATGGTCTTGCCTCCATTGCAGTTTCAACTACATTTCTATTTCCAAATTTTATACCTTCATTTGTAGGTGTGTCAATTTGAATTTGAGAGGTATAACGAATTGGCGTATTTAAGTTATATGATAATAATGGTGGTGCAATTGCTAAAGATAATTCTTGTCTTATAACCGGTGGTTGATATTGAACCGAGTTAACTATAGGTTGAGTATACAAATCTATCTTAGGTGGTTCATATTTAGGTGACTGTAAACTAAACTGATATCCCACATTTACATTATCTTGTTTTGCGGCCGCAGATGTATTTTGTTGGTTACTACCTGAAGAATTAGAAGTCTGTTGACTAGATGAACTACTTGCCATTGACTGTTCTAATCTGGAAGTATTTAATACAGTATTAGATTGCAGATTACCTTGCAATGCTACAGCGCCACTTTGCATAGGATTTGATAATGATTGTACACCTGATGTTTGAACTGAACTTGTTGCTTGTGAATTGCTTACGGCAATACTTTGAGATTGCGAATCCCCTGCAATTTTTTCAGCAGTTTGTTTTGCGGTTTCGCCAGCAGAGAATGCTTGTGCATCGGCCGCTTGTACTACAGACCTTTCCAATGCGGCAGTTTTTTCTTGATTTGAACCAATCATATTAAGAACTGACGATAGAGAAACTGTAGACTTTGAACCACCACCAGAATCCGACACTTCACCCACTTTCGTTTGTGTTGATGATGGTTGTGTAGTCGATGCCTGTTGAGTTGGGCCCGGAGGCAATGGACCATTTTGTTGTGATGATGAAGATTGTGTTGTATCTGGCGGAGGAGGTAATAAACTTCCGTATGTTCCAGTTGGTGAGATCAATACACTATCAACGAGTATTGTAGTTCCAACAGGTGTTGTTTCTGTTGTCAGCACTGCCATTGTTGGTTGCGGTGCTAATTTAGCCAATGCATCAAAATAACCAGGACAAGTTGGACTACTCAAAATATTTGTTGCACATGGGTCTACAGAATACTTTAAACTAAAATTAACATTGTAAATTTCAGGACCATACGTGCCAGCCCAAAAGTTATTATCTCTACCCACAAAACCATACTGAACACTTCCCAAATCCTTAGATGCAAAGGGACTATTGAATGTTTCAGAATAATTGAATGTGGTCCAGTTGAACCTAGAATTCAAATCATAGTTTTTGTTGAATACAGTAGAACCTTTTGGATCATAGAAACTAACGTATGCAGTAAGATAGTCCATTCTTCCATCATCCCATCCATTTCCGTTCTTAGCAGTAAATCCAAAATTATATCCGTTTACTAAAAGACCGGTTCCACTGTTTGGTAGAACATTGGCAATTGCTTGCATTTGATATAAGTTTGTTGTGCCGTAAGAGAAGTTGATAACACCTCCAGGACGAACAGTAGGATTTGGTCCGCAGTTTCCAGAATCACCTGCACCCCAACAAGTTAATTGGTCTTGATAAACACCGCCAACCCAAGGCGTAGGGCCACCCTGAGGAGTATTCAATACAATATTCCCCGTAGTGTATACTTGAGTTGGGTCTAGTGTTTGCGCTTTACTTAAAAGCGGCGTGAACAATAATGCCAAGCAAAGAGCCGAAGCCAATGTTTTTAGCAGTTTCATATTTGTCTTCTTTAGGTCGTTGTGGGATTTTATCTTTATTATCTTCCCATGTAAGTTTAGCCTGTTCGCCAATCTTACCCTCAATAGGACAAGGGGTTCCTGCATTTAACATTGCGTTAAACACACGCTCATCCTGACACATGACTGCTACTGCAGCAACTTTCATTCCCATATCATAAAGGGTTTTAGAAAGTTTTAATCTTTCACAATTTAAATCTCGCAGTGTACCGCCGGATGATACACCAAATACTTGTGTTTGAACTGATCCAGCTGATCCTGTTGTGCATAAATCATTGTTACCTCCGCTCATCATTGAGGGCGCAACTGCTGTAGGCGGGGGTTGAATTACTCTTTGTGTAATAAGAGTTTCGTTTTTATTAATGTTAGTTACTTCGCCAGAATTTATGTTCTGATTAATGTTTGCATTTTGATTGACATTATTGTTCGTATTAACACTTTGCGATGTAGATGTACTAATATTACGATTTGTCATATCGCCAGTGTTGACATTGTTATTCTGATTTGTAGAAGTACTTACATTGTTATTCTGATTTGTAGATGCACTTACATTATTATTATTGTAAGTCATCGTACCTGTATTTTCGTTTTTGTTAATGTTGGTAGATGTACTAACACTATTGTTATTGTTATTGAAAGTCTGTGTACCGCTATTTACATTATAGTTTGTATTTGTATTTGATGACGTAGATGAATTTTGATTAATATTCGTCATCGTTCCGCTATTAATATTATTATTAGTATTAACATTGGTACTGGTACTTGCATTGGTGTTTTGGTTAATATTCGTTAGCGTACCGCTTTGAATATTATTGTTAGTGTTGACGTTATTATTTGAGCTGGTGCTTGTATTGACGTTATTATTGTTGTTCGTCATTGTACCAGAATTGACGTTGTTATTATTATACGTCATTGTACCAGAATTGACGTTGTTATTATTAAACGTCTGCGTACCGCTATTTATGTTATTATTTGTATTAACATTGGTACTTGTGCTAGTACTTGCGTTGTTGTTATTGTTAGTATTTGTAGATGTACTATTTACAGTAGATGTGCTTGTTGCATTACTGTTACTTGTAGAATTGCTATTACTGTTAACTGTACTAACACTATTTGAAGTACTGTTGGTGTCTACTAATGACTTACTGTCGTAAGTTCCTTGATTAATTAGACTTGTAGTTCCAGTTGTTGTCCCTCCTGTTGTGCTAGAGGTTCCGCTTGTCGTTTGAGCTGATATGCTTCCAAACATCATAACAAAAAGTGCCAATGCGGCAATCTTTCTGTCGAACATTTTTTCTCCTTTTGATTAATATATTATATATTCGGTCATCTTGATGCATAATTTTATTGACATTTCATTGGTTTTACTATATAATGATACAATTATTTATAATGTCTAAGAAAGTTTTTAATGAAGTTTTATACAAACGTGAATCAGTATGGCAATCGGATTCTAGTTCGGGGCGTAAATAATGGTAAAACGGTTCAAGATAAGATTGAATTTAAGCCAAGTCTTTATACGAAATCCCAGAAACAAACTCAGCATAAGTCGTTATTCGGAGATTTTCTTGAGGAAATCGAGTTCGCAGATATAAATGACGCCAAAGATTACGTCAGTCGTTATAAGGAAGTTGAGAATTTCCCTATTTTCGGTAACACAAATTACGCTTATCAGTATATTACAAAGACGTTTCCTGGCGAAGTAGAGTTCGATATTTCACAGATTAAAATTTGGTCATTGGATATTGAGACATCTGCAGAACTTGGATTTCCCGATGTTCGCGATCCAAAAGAAGAATTATTATTAATTACGATTCAAGATGCAAATACTAAAGAACTTGTCACATTTGGAACAAAACACTTCAATGTAACAAAAGATAATCATACTTATATTCAATGTCGGGATGAGTATGATCTATTACAGAAGTTTGTTCTATATACTCAGGAAAATTGCCCCCATATCTTAACAGGTTGGAACTTAGAGTTTTTCGATATTCCATATTTGTGTTCTCGTATTGCCCGTATTCTTGGAGATGAGTATGTTCGTAAACTATCACCCTGGGGTGTAGTGAAGGCAAAAGAGTTTACCCGTATGAATCGTACAGAACTAACATACGATATTCTGGGTGTAGCAATTTTAGACTATCTTGATCTATATAAGAAGTTTACATATTCTGCGCAAGAATCATATAAGTTGGATCACATTGCCAAAGTAGAACTCGGTAAAGAAAAGTTATCGTATGCAGAATATACTTCATTCCGAGACTTTTACAAAAATGATTGGCAAAAGTTCGTTGAGTATAACGTGATTGACGTGGAGCTCGTTGACCAACTTGAAGATAAGATGAAGTTGATTGAGCTGATTCTTACTATGGCGTATGATGCTAAGTGTAATTATGTAGATGTATTCTCAGCTGTAAGAACTTGGGATTGCATCTTGTGGAATCACTTGTGGAATAAGAACATTGTTGTTCATCAGAGAGAAGGATTGCCTAGCAGACCTATTGTAGGTGCGTTTGTTCAAGAACCAAAACCTGGACAATATGATTGGGTAGTATCATTTGATGCTACAAGTCTGTATCCAAGTATTATTATGCAGTATAATTTGTCTCCAGAAACACAGGTCAAACGAGAAACAAAGAATACTACAGTTGAACAATTGCTACAGAACAAATATAATTTAGATGATCTAAAAGAAAAGAACTTGTGTATGTCGGCAAATGGGTTCTGTTACACTAGAGAAAAGCAAGGCCTGTTCCCTGAGATTGTACAGAAGTTATTCGATGATCGACAAAAGTATAAGAAGCTTATGTTGGCTGCTCAATCTAAATATGAGGAAACAAAAGATAAGAAGTGGCAAAAAGAGATTGCAAAGTTTAATAACTTTCAGATGGCTCGTAAGATTCAATTGAACTCGTTGTTTGGGGCATGGGGCAATGAGTTTTTCCGATTCTATGATGCCAACATTGCTGAAGGCATTACTATGTCGGGTCAGTATATTATTCAGACAGTGGGCGCAGCTTTGGATGAATACTTAAATAAAGTGTGCGGCACAACAGATCGCGTATATTCATTCTATTCAGATACAGATGCTTGTTATATTACACTTGATCCATTGGTTCAAAAGTTCTATAAAGATCAACCAAAAGAAAAGATTGTTGAAATTCTAGATAAAATTTGTAATGAGAAGATTGAAAAGGCAATTAACAAGGCCTGCGATGGACTTGCAGATTATACTAATGCGTTTGAAACAAAGATTTATTTTAAGCGTGAGGTTATTGCAGATCGAGGTATTTGGGTTGCTAAGAAACGATATGCTTTGAATGTCTATAACAATGAAGGTGTTCAATATAAAGAGCCAAAGTTAAAGGTCATGGGATTGGAGATTGTTAGATCTTCTACACCTGAACCTGTTCGTGATGCTTTAAAGGCAGCAGTAAAATTGGCATTGACTGGAACAGAACAACAGCTACAAGATTATATTAGAGAGTTCGAATCTAAGTATCGTAAGATGACACCCGAGTTGATTGCGTTTCCTAGAGGTGTAAATGGAGTCGATAAATATACAGACAAAGGTAGCATTTATAAACAAGGTACACCTATGCACGTTCGTGGTGCTCTGTTGTACAACTTCTATCTAAAAGAAAAACAAATCGATAAAAAGTATGAACTTATAAATGAAGGCGATAAGATCAAATTCATTTACTTGAAAGAACCAAACTTGATTAAAGAAAATGTTATTGCCTTTATCAATGTTATTCCCGAAGAGTTCAATTTGAAGCAGTATGTAGATTATGACATTATGTTTGAGAAATCATTTCTTGAACCATTAACAACAATTTTAAATGGTGTGGGTTGGTCTGCAAAACCACAAGCAACATTGGAAGGATTATTTGCATGAAAAAACTATTTGCTATTATATTAGCCGCAGTAACGGTTACAGCGCAGTCAGCAGAAATTACAGGGGCGGGAGCAACATTTCCAATGCCTATCTATTCTAAATGGGCAGAAGGATATAAGAAAGCCACCGGCCACAGTTTGAATTATCAGAGTATCGGCAGTTCAGGTGGCATTAGACAAATCAACGCAAAGACAGTAGACTTTGGTGCAACTGACGCACCTGTGTCAGGTGAGAACTTAGACAAGAACGGACAGGTTCAGTTCCCAGCAATCATTGGCGGAACAGTTCCTGTAGTTAACTTAGACGGTATCAAGCCTGGTGAACTAAAAATTACAGGACCTGTAATGGCTGAAGTATTCATGGGTACTATTGCTAAATGGAATGATCCTAAGTTAGTATCATTAAACCCAGGTAAGGCATTACCAGATGCACCAATCACTATTGTTCATCGTGCGGATGGTTCAGGCACAACATTTAACTGGACAGACTATCTTGCTACAGTAAGTCCTGAGTGGCTAGCTAAAGTAGGTCGTGGTGCCGCAGTTAAATGGCCGTCACCAAATTCAGTAGGGGGTAAAGGCAATGAAGGTGTTGCTGCTAACGTAAATCGTATCAAAGGTAGTATTGGTTATGTAGAGTATGCTTATGTTAAGAAGAACAACATGGTATTCTTACAACTACAAAACAAGAGTGGCAAGTATGTTAGTCCAGATGACTTAACATTTGCTGCCGCTGCCGATGGTGCTGATTGGTTCAGTGTTCCTGGTATGGGATTAAGTATTGTGGATCAAAAGAATCCTAATGCTTGGCCGGTGAGTTCTGCAAGTTTCATCATTATGTACAAAGAGCCAAAGAGCAAAGCTACCAGTGATGAAGTATTAAAGTTCTTTGACTGGGCATTCAAGAATGGCAAGAAAGATGCCGTAGATTTAGATTATGTTCCATTGCCGGACACATTGACGAAACAGATTCGTGAACGCGTTTGGACACAAATTAAATAAAATAAAAGGATTATTCAAATGAAAAAAATATTACTAACATTCGCATTACTAGTTTGTGCCTCTTTAGCTTATGCACAAAAAACACCTCAGGGCGTACTATATGATGCAAAAATTATAAGAGTGACTGATGGTGATACTGTAGTTATTGCCGCACCCTATTTGCCGCCACCGTTAAAACCTGAAATTGCTGTTCGAGTATTTGGGGTGGATACACCTGAAAAGAGTTTTAGAGCACAATGTGAGTCTGAAAAACAAAGAGGCGAGGCAGCTAGTGTATTCACTAAAAATGCAATAAATTCTACTCAGAAACATCAAGTTATGTTATACGGCTGGGATAAGTTTGGAGGCCGTGTTTTAGGCGATATGATTTTAAATGGAGTAAGTTTAAGAGCAGAATTAATTAAAAATGGATTTGCTCGAGAGTATTTCGGAGATGCAAAACAAAGTTGGTGTAACTAATTTTAAGGATATATTATGACAACAGGTGTATTATTTCACATGCTAGGATTAGGCGATCACATATCTTATAATGGTATGGCTCGCCGAATGGTTAATGAAAAACGAATGGATGTTCTATATGTACTAGCATGGCACCAATATGCCCAATCTGTTGCACATATGTTTAGCGATGATCCGAGAATTAGAGTTGTAGCAATCGGGTCTGGGATGGAGTATATTCATTCCAGACAAGTTATCTCACAAGTTAATCCAGACTACATTTATATTCTTGGTCACGCAGTTTTGCCTGGGCAACCATTTGATGATTTAGCAAGACCGGATGCCAAATACTATCAAGAATCTTGGGCTTCGATGTCATCTAGATTCCCAGGCGGACACGAATGTTATTATAACTCAATTGAAATGGATTGGAAGCATCGGTTTACATCTTTCCATTATCCTAGAAATATGCAGGAAGAGAATCGATTATTCAATAAACTCAATCCAGATCATAAAGAATATGTGTTTGTTCAAGATGATCCGAGCAGAGGGTTTTCTTTTGATAAAGAAAAAGTATTGTCCTTAGTCGGTAAAGATGTTATAATAATTAATAACGACAAAACGGAAAATCTATTCCACTATGGATTGTTAATTCAAAATGCTAAGCAAGTGCATTTAATGGAATCATCTTTTAGATGTTTTGTTGAAACTCTACCAACTGAAGGTGTTGAGTTTTATTTACATCACTATATTAGAAATAGTGAGAGATTAGTTTATGATGGAAAGATATGTCCGAGGGAAACACGAAAACCTTGGCAAGTGATTTTATAAGGAAACAATATGTCATTACTCGAAAAATTAAAAAAGAACTCTACAATTAAAGAAACTGAAATTTTAAACAAGTCTAAGTTCTTCGCAAAGAAGGATATGATTCAGACTTCAGTTCCAATGATGAATGTAGCATTGTCAGGTTCACTTGAAGGTGGATTGACACCTGGACTTACAGTATTTGCAGGTCCATCTAAGCACTTTAAAACAGCATTCTCATTGTTGCTTGCTAAAGCATACACCGACAAATATCCCGATGCTGTTGTTTTATTCTATGACTCAGAGTTTGGTTCACCTCAAGCATACTTTGATAACTTTGGTATTGATACTGGTCGTATTCTCCATACTCCTATTACAGACATTGAACAATTAAAGTTTGATCTAATGTCTCAAATTAATAACATTGAACGCGGTGAGCATATCATTATTGTTATTGACTCTGTAGGTAACTTGGCTTCTAAGAAAGAAGTTGATGATGCGCTTGAAGGTAAGTCTGTTGCAGATATGACTCGTGCTAAACAGATGAAATCGTTATTTAGAATGGTAACACCGCATTTGACTATTAAAGATATTCCAATGGTTGTTGTTAATCATACGTATTCTGAAATTGGTTTGTTCCCTAAACAAATTGTTTCAGGCGGCACTGGATTGTATTATTCTGCAGATAACATCTTTATTATTGGTCGTCAGCAAGAAAAAGAAGGCACAGAA